AGTCCTGTTCCATATTTTACGCTTCCTGTATCACATTGATACCAATAACTACCAGACGCAGTATAATTATTTGTGCTTGGAGAAATACTATTTAATATAAAACCTGCCAAATGGTCTCCAGTTGATGAGCGAGTAATTTCAAAATAACCCTTGTTACCTTCAGGACTAAAAGTAGATGATGTTTCTCCATACCCAGTAGCACTTCTTGCCATGCTTAAATTTGCATTAGACAAGGTTGCACTTGCTACTTGTAACGGATTTAAAGTAGCATAATTAGCCACAGTCGCACTTGTTAGCGTAGGACTGTCTATCATAGCATCATAGGTTGTGCCAGCAGTTACAGATATGTTATTAGTAGTCCAGTAGTTAGCATTACCACTAAAGTCTTTACCTAGACCTGCATTAGAGCCTGATGTAGTAGCTATGTCAGAAAAATTTAATTCAAACCCATTAGTGCCATAAGTTCCTGTGTAGGCTTTAGGTTTCCATGAACCTGTGGTTGTATCTGTTTCGCCAAATGATGATGGTGTTAGAGCTTGACCGTCAATGAAGTTTAATTCTGTTAAGTAGCCGTCAAGATATTGAGATGGACTATACCAACTACCAATTTTATTATTTGCGTTAGCTAATCCAAATTGCATATTAGCATTTTGAGCAGGATAATTAGCAGCAGAAAAAGCAGTAACTTGAGTTTCATTTACATAAATTTTTATTCTATTAGCAGCAGTTGCTTGAGTAGTATCTATTGCAACAACAATGTGATACCAAGCAGAAGGGTCACGATAAACTGCAGTTGTTGTTACATTGTTAGCCGCAGCTCCACCAAAAACAAATGAAAATACATTTCCACTTGTAAAATTCATTTCAAATGGGTTTCCTGAACTTCCATCATACCCACTAAATAATGTCTGAGTGCTTGCTAAGTCTCCTCGCTTAACCCAAAATGAAAAAGTTTGTTTTGTAGTAGAAGTTGGAGACCCAGAAAATGTTTTACTTAAATAGGCAGACGCACTTTTTCTTAAACGAAGTGAGTTATTTATATCATAGCCACCACTAGAGATGGCATTACTATTGTTTAAAATAGCCATTAAGCTAAAGCTCCTGAAGCTGTTACATATACGTTAGTGCCATTAGAGAAATAAGATAGTAAATATGTCCCTGCTGCACTTACACCTGTTAAGAATGTTGTACCTACTTTAGTAGTTGCTGCTGCTGTGACTGCATGACCACCAGTATTAATTAAGAGAATATAACCTGACTGACCTGCTGTGATATTAGTAAAGGTAAGAGCAAATGTTCCTGAAGGTGTGCATGAGAAGTTGTTAGTAACTGACATATCAAACGAACCATCATTGTCTGTAGTAACTGTGCCACGTTGAGACAATGTAAATGTTTGTAATGCGTTAGTAAATGCAGTAGTTGCACTATATGCTTGTACGTTTGTGCCTATTGCTAGACCTAATGAACTTCTAGCTGAAGCTGCAGTAGTAGAACCAGTACCACCTGCTGCAACAGGAATAGAGTCACCACTAACACCTGACTGTAAGTCACGAATTTGTGCCATGAGTGTTCTAATAGCATTGTTAATACCTGAAGGTGCGCAACCCTCATCAATATTAATACCTGCAATGTCTGTGTTTAAGTTTGCGCCAGCACTTGTAGAGTCGTACTGACTGATTTTATCTTTTGGCATTTTTTACCTCGTAATTAAATTTGTGACCATGTATCGTTACTTGAATTTGATGTTGTCCATGTATCTGAACCAAAACTTATATCAGTCCATGAACTACCACCTGCTGTTATTACTGTCCAAGTATCACTACTTGGTGTTACATCTGTCCATGACTCTGAGCCTGGAGTGACTGGTGACCATTCTTCACCTAATATCGTACCTGTTGCTAAAATACTTGCGACTGCTGAAATACTACCTACGCCAAATAATATTGCATTTGGACTACATGATAATAATGCTTCTGCTGTTATATTAGCTTCACCAGCATACAATACACCACCTACAGCAGTAACTTCTGCAGTTCCTGTTATATCTGCATCACTTGTTCTAATACGTATTGCATCTGCATCAACTGCTGCACTAGCTGTAATAGAACCTTCACCAAGTTGAACTCTAATACCATCTGCTAATACTGTAGCTGTGGCTGTAATAGAACCACTAGATGAGTATATTGCAAAGCCTGTAGCGTCTACAGTAGCTAAAGCTGTTATATCTGCTGCACCTACTACAACTTTAACGCCATTAGCAATAACAGTAGCTTCACCTGTAATGTCAGCACCACTAAATGTAATTCTAGTAGCTTCTGCTTCTACTTGTGCGTTAGCAGTTATATCTGCACTACCTGTGGAAATTTTAGTACCGTCTGCTACAACTGTAGCGTCAGCAGTAATTTCACCACCACTTGTTCTTATTCTAGTAGCATCTGCAACAACTAATGCGGCTGCATCAATAAGTGCATCTGATATATTTATACAAGCATTAGTAGTCCATAATGAACTATCTAATGATATGGCTAAGTTATCTAAACTACCAAATGCGTCTAGTTGGTCTAATGTCCATGGACCACATACAGTAGTTCCGTTGTCATAAAATGTATTATCTAAACTATATGGTACATTTTCCAAACTACCATAAACGTCTAGTTGCTCTAGCGTCATTGGTACTGGCATAATTTACCTTAAGATAATGTTACTGAAAGACTACCAATAGCAATTTTGAATATATCGCCTGTGTCAATTGTTTTAGACGTTGTTAGTGGTGAATGATATAAAAGGTTGCCTGAAGATGCTGCATCATTAATACCAATCCAGCCTACTGTTCCGTATGAAGCTGTTGCTTGTGGAAACTCTACTGCTGTAGTATTTAGTGAAGCTCCGTTAGAAGGTGCGCCAAATGTTACTGACTGTCTAACATAACTTGTAGCAGATGTGCTAACTTCTGTTCCACTACCTGCATCTGTAGGGTCTGAAGTCCATAGTGATACATAAACCGTTGCTGGTGCTGTATATGTTGTGTTGCGTAGAGTTACATTTATAAGTGCGTTCTCTAGGTAGTTACTCATTTCTGCCATAATATTGTCCTTATCTTGGTGTTACGCTTAGTGAAGTGTATGGGTATGTTTGACCCAAGTCGCTTGTTTTAATATTAGCAATTGCTCTATCATATAAAGCTGACCATGTTTGAATACGTGCATCATTCAATAAATATGGCTCTGCTTCTGCTAGAGTTGAATATAATAAAGCGTCTGGGTAGTTAGCTAGATATAAATTACTAGCAGTTGATGTTGATATAAATGTAGGTTGAGCATAATATAAAATTTGTGCTGTAAAGCTACCATTAGGTGTTGGTGCAAATTGAAACTCTGAACCTAACATTGTAAAGTAAAATGGTCTTCCTGATAATGATGTTTGACCATTACGGAAAAACAAATCAGGTGCTTGAAACTCTAACCTAACAGGTGGGTTACCTTGTAAATGTATTTCTCTTACCTCTAGCATGTCAGAAGGTAATGCAACCGTACCGTCACCTGAAGTAATAGGAGCAGTTGCTACCTTTAGCATCTTTTCAGTTCTTAAGTCACGTGACATTCTTGTTTGTGCTAACTGAATGAAGTCAGGTATCTGTGACGATAAGTCTGTTCTTGCTAAGTAATTTTCTACTACTGTTACAAAGCTACTGTAATTAGTAAACGCCATCTAATTGTCCTTTTAGTCTATCCCAGCACTTGTCCATCTCATCTTTATGCCATTCACTAGCAGCTAATGAGCTTAACCATGCTGTTCTGTCAAAATATGTTAAGTTTTCTATGTCTTGTATGTTATTGGATATTGGTACTGCAGGGCTATATGGTGAACCTATAACAGGAACGCCACGAATAAGTGCTTCCACTTCTGCCACACTACCAAAACTCACAATAACATGAGCCTTTTCTAGTGTTCTTTTAAAGTCACCTTCGCCTTTACGCTTAATGACAATTTTTCTCTCTGTATGTTTTCTAATTTCTTCTACTGTTTTGTCTAACCAGTTAGAAGTTTGGTAGATATAAGCTATTTTATCTGCTGGAGGCAAAATAACTACGTTTTCACCACTACGATACTCATGAACCTTAGGTGTTTCTCTATCTGATACACGCCAATCTGTGCAATGGTAGTTATTTACACATAATCTAGCCCATTCTAAGTCAGGTGACCTGTGAAAGTAACCATGGTCTATCAGAATATAGGGTATGTTTTGTTCTCTACAGGTTATTTGTATCTTATCTGCACCCTGTAAATTACCTACTACAACTGGAATTGACTTACCATCCCATTCCCTTGTTAAAACACCCTTACAATGCTTATGCAAGCGTTTTAAGACGTTATCTCTACGTTCTATGCCACTCAGTATTAACTGCATCTAAAACCTGCTCTACGGTGATTGCTTTGCTTTTTAAAAGGCAATGTTTGCATACGCTATTATAAGTCCCACATGGCTCTGAACCGTCATGTATATTTCTATGGGTATCATATCCTAAGTGCCTTGGTGAAGTAAAACCTGTCCATATCACTACGGAAGGTATGCCTAATGCTGCTGCTGCATGATGTAAACCACCATCTGTGCCTACAAATAACTTTGCTTTGCTTAATACTTGTAATGCGTTTCTAAAGGTTGGTGTTTCTAACCACTTTGTTTTCTTGTCAGTAGTAAAATCACCTAACTGTAACCATGGTAAGTCATGTTTAAATAACTCTTCCCAACCATGCCATGCTTTATTGACTGTATGAATAAAAGTTTTTTTAACACTAGGTTCAACAATAATGTAGTCACCTTGTATCTTATCTATAGCTTTTTGTTCTTCATTGTCAAAGTATATTTCACCAACAACAGGCTTATAGTCATCATTAAATAACATGTGACCATTATTTGTGCCTTTTATATAAGGTCTGTGATTTTGATAGTTTTTAACCCACACTACGTCTGTATCAGATTTACTAGCCATTCTAGGATTATTGGCAAATACTTGACCATCCCAAAACATTGTAACGCCATTACCTAACTTAACTTTTTTACCAGTTCTTTCGTTAGCTTCTTTAGCATCACCAGATGCCATTATCCAATCACCTAAACCCATGGC